TAAAATATGGCGTTGCAATCAAAACACCTAATATAAATATCATCAAGCCGATTGGATGTAATAAGCGTATTTTATCACATCTGTTATTTATAAAATGTAATTTATTTATTTTCATTTAAACACCAGTCTGGAATAAAAAAAGGATGAACTATGATTTTATCAAACATTTGACATTTCAAACCAACATCATTTATATAATAACTATGCTTGCAATTTACACAAGATTTTAAATTATCATGCACTATCATTTCGTTGACGTCAACAAAATGGTCAATTTTTTTCATAATCATTATTATCATTCTCTAAAATAAATAATTCTTTACTTATTAGCTTTTTAACTAATCCAGACGGTAGGTCATAATATGTCCCAAAAATCATACATTTAGTTCTACATCGTTTTTTATCTATTTTAATTATTTTAATTGTATGTTTAATCATTTCATTAATTCCATTAACTCAAATTTTTCAATATATTCTTTTGAAATATAAATATTTTTTGTTGCATTTTTTAATTTTTGATAATAACATCGTTTTGATAATAGACAAAATCCATTAAAATCACAACTACAAACAGATGGAAATATTCCTATAAAATATTTTTTATAACATCTTTTCATTTTAATAACCTCATGTTGTCAGCTAATCCGTACAATTTAATTTAGCAAATTCTCCATGATATTTTATGGCAGCGTTGTTGTATGCACAAGCAGCGCAATGTTTATTTTTAAAATATCCTAAATAAATATAATTTTTATTAAATTGTATTGATACAACATACTTTTTTTCTTTAGGACGATAATGAACTCCCTTAAAACCACAAATATTATTTTTATTTATTTTTCTGTTTTTTGCATTTTGGAATTTATCACATTTTCTTAAATTAATTTTTCTATTATCAAAAATATCTCCCGAAACATGATCGATCCATTTATCATTCATAATTAAATTATGTAATTTAATGCTCTTTCTTGTTTCTTGTATCGCCCTAATATCGCCATTATTATATTTCAACCCCCATCTAAATTTATTTATTTTATTTAAATCTTCATTGTCTATAATTATTTCATAATTTCCATGTTTAACAGATTCTATTAAAAATTTAACAATATATTTATCTTGATATATTATTTTATTAAATCCTTTTTTAATCGGCATTATTTAATTAACCTTGCTTGAATTTCCAAATTATTATTTTCAATCCAATCAATCAACTCTTCAATAGAATAAATTAATAAATATATCCCATTATGATTTTTAATTTCTTTCTCAAATTTTATCTGATAATCACTTTGTTTATTTTTGCCCGCTTTAATTTCTAAAAAAATCACAATTCCATTTTTGCTTATTGCAATTCTATCTGGCAATCCAGGCATAGACCCTAATCCCTGCATAATTGGAAAATGAAAAAATCCTTGCAAATCGAGATAATCTTTTACTTGATGTTTAATATCTGTTTCATTCATTTTATTATCTTCCAATCGCTTGACGGTATTCTATGACCACAGCTCCAACATGTCATTATAAATAAATATGTTAAATCTATACCAAATAACTTTTTGCGCTTTATAGTATTAACGCTTGAACAGTGATAACATAAAACTTGTATTTCTTTTTTACTCATTTTATCCCTCAATAACATTTAATTTTGCAAACTCTCCATAATGTTCAATAGCTGCCTTATTGTATCTAATAGCTGCATCTTTTATATTATTAAATATCAATGTCAATTATAGTTTGTTGTCCCTGAGTTAATTCTAAAATTGCTATCTCATTGTCTTGATATAAAATTTTATTTTCATTTTTCATAATTCATCCTTAATTCTATCATAAATCATATAAAATTTATTTCTAATATCAGGGTTAACAATAAATTCATAAGAAAATTTTTCCATTTCATTTAATATTTCTTCTTTTTTGCTAATCAAAATACCTTTTTTTCTGAGTCTTTCAATCGTTTCTTTATAATCAATTTTTAAAAATTTACCATTTTCATTATAAGCGACATAAACATTATCTAAAACATTCACAACTTCTTCTTTTGTTAATTTACTCATTGTTAATTATCCTATCATATAAATCATATAAACAAAAAAATGTCATCATGGCAAAAAAATAAAGAAAAAATAATATAGTTTTAATTATGTTCATTTCACTTTAATTCTCGTTTTTATTTTCTTTTTTTAATAAATACACTGCATATTCAAGTAATTCAAAAACTGTTCTATCTGATAAAAAAGCCATGCGTCTTAATTCTCGTCTTAATTCTTCCTTGCTTTTTTCATCTGGACACTGCAATCTATATATAATTTGTTTCTTCATAATTACAATATAGCTATATATAGCTTATTTGTCAAGTATTTATTTTCAAATCCTTTAAAATTTTTTCTAATAATTTATTACATTCAACTTTATTAAAAAATATATTGAACGAGGCATTACATTCCAGACAACATGCTGTCTCTAAATTCCAGTCATGATTTATTATTTTTTCTTTTATAAATTTATCAGCTATTTTTGTACATCGTAAATATTTACAGATATAATTCAAAGTTCCCACGCCTTTTCTTATTTTATGAGCAACTTGTAAACTATCCGGCGTTCCTAGTTTGCCACATTTTTTACATGTATAATTATCACGCTGAAATATTTTTAATCTTTGTTCTCTAGTCATGTATATAATCCATAGAATTTATTCTAAAATTTTCATCCTTGAATAATTCAAACCTTTTTATATTCTCGTCAAATTTCAATTGAACTATTCCCTCGGTACCCCACTCCCTATTTTTTTTAACTGTGGCAAGAGTATCCGGCGTATCTATGCATTTCAATTTTGATTTTTCTTTTTGCTCCGGCGTAAACCGATAAAATACAATTACATTATCGGCGGCATCGGTTATATTTCCAGACCCTCCCACATCCACTTTGTCCGGCTGATCACTGTCTTTGAACCCCTTGCGAGGGTGGGCGACTAAATGAGTATGTACATTATATTCATGATTAAAGTCTGTTATTTTTCTCATAAATTCTTTTTGTTCAGATAATTCATTATGACCGCTAAAAGATAATTTCATTAAGCTATCTATAATAAAAAATTTAATTCCATACTTTCTAGCCGCATATTGAAAAGATTCTATCATTACATCTGGATTTACATTACCTCTGATATTAAATATAAACCATCCATTTCCAATTTGCTTTAATGTTTTTTTTATCAAATCATCCGTTAATACAGATTGTCTACAATGCTGAATAATGCCCCATCGTATATAATGTTTTGGGGACATTTCGAGACTCGCTATCATGCAAGGTTCTTTTTTATCAAGTAAATTTAATACAATTTGATTTAATGCTGTGGATTTTCCAGCGGAATTTCTTCCAGTCCATATTGTCAATTCCCCCGCCCGCCAACCCCTAAGTATATTATTTAATCCAGGAAAATCTATTTCAGTACCATATAATTTTTCTTTATTATTATTTAATTCTATAATTTCATCTTGAAAATCAATTGCTTTTTTTATTTTATCGTCAAATTCAACCGGATTAGTTAGTACCTCAAAAAATTTTTCAGGTGCTAATTTTTTTAACAAACATTCATTCACGTCTTTATAAGGCAATACTATTTTAAAACATCTCCACTTTCCTAGTCTTGTCGCTACGTTTAACACGGCGTCATTACCGGCCTTGTCATTGTCAAATATCAATACAATAGTCTTAAACCCTTCCAAAAAATTCCATTCGTGCTCTATCCAGCGAGCGTCCCCCACTCCTGATGGCACGCTGACCCCATCTATTCCGAAATGTTTTAACGCAATACAATCGTCTTGACCCTCTGTTATATAAAGTATTTCATGATCTTTAACAATATCCCGATTAAATAAGCATGGTTCCCCGCCGATTTCATTCCAGAACTTCTTTTCTTTAATTGCCCGATATTTTATATTGACTGTCTTGTTGTCTTTAATAAATGGATACATTATCGCTTGACCGTCTTTTGTCTGCCTGATAAAAAACTTATCAAGTATCTCTTTTTTAAATCCACGGCTCTCTAAATACCCCAGCGCCTGCCCGCTTAACTCATCCCTATCAACTTTTTTAATAGGCTTATACTCAATTTTTTCAGGACGCTGAATGTAATTGTCTTTAATCAATGCTTGCGGTTTATCTCCTAACCGTTTTTGTAAATCCCAAAACGACCCCTTAACCCCGCATTTATTTTGATGCATACAGTTAAAGGCTCCATCAACCAAACTAACCGCAAATTTCTTTTCTCTGTCATCACAAAAAGGGCAGTTTAATTCAGCAATCAATCCACTCGCCCGCCGTTTCTCAGACCAGCTCCAACCCTTTGAATGCATGTATTGACGTATGTCCATTATTTTTCCTTTTTTTTATTTTTTTGTATTTCTTTAAATTTTATATAAGCCTCTGATTTAGGTTGAGTTTGCCCAAGCCCCTTACACCAGTAATCATTTCTTAAAAGAACTTTACATAGTCTTCTCCATGATGGACACCAACATGCATTTTCAAGTTCTATCGGGGCCTCATCAGGAATTTTATTATATCCTCTGTCTCTCCATCCTGAAATAAATTTTTTAAATCTTGATTTATAGTGATCTCTTGTTTTTGGCGGCATAGTTTTTAAAAGCAAATTACAAAAACTTTCCCATGTATGATTATTTGGTTTTGTTATCTTATTATATCCAGTCATATTTCCAGTTTCTTGAATATATAATGATCCAGAATTAACACCATTAACTCGAGCTACTACCCTATACCATGTTTCAGGCTCCAATATATGATATAGCCACAATCCTCGTCTTTGGTCGTCTCCATAAGGCTGGCATAGTCTTTGCTGGCTCAACTTAACCCCCGCCATATTCATTTTGTCATAAACTTTATTATGAATTTTATCAGGATATTTTCCATGATAAATCCAGATGTCTTCTGTTTTCCAATCATAAATAGAATAAATATTATATAAATTTTTTGATATTTTAGTTGTCCATTTATAATCTTTAAATGTCAATCCATCTTTATTACTGGCAATCGCCATATATCTATGTAAACTCTCATCACATCTAATCCCAATAAAGGCAGCCGTCAATTTTCCATCACCATACCATTTTCCAAATAAAACCATAAACTCTTCAAACTCCATTTTTGGAATAAAAAAAGGATAATCTTTTTCTGTTTTAGCACACTCAGGAATTTGTCTTACCCAAACATCTTTTTTTTCTTCATCCCAACAAACCCATCTTGGCTCATAATTAGAAACAGCATTTCTTAATAACAAAGGAACACATGCCCAATGCAAATCGATATTGTTTTTATATAAATCAACCATTGAATAAACATGCTTTATCGTATCAGAATACTGAGCTTCTAAATCTATAATCAACAACCCTACTTTTCTATTCCTCTTAATTGCCTCTTCCATAACCAAATGAGTCATCACTGAGCTATCCTTGCCACCCGAAAAACTTATATATATTTTTTCAAAATCATCAAATACTTTACTTATTCTATCCTTGGAGGCAGTTAAAACATTATAAGATTGATATTTTTTTATATTCATTAGTAAATATTATTCTCCTTGTTCTCAAGAATTGCCTCTTCCAATGAAACAGGATTTCTATTATTATTCTCTAACCATTTATTAAGATACTCTAATGCTATTTCATTAGCTTTTTTTTGTTGAGATTCTGATAATAAATAAAAACCACCTCTAAAAACATTTGGAATTTGTCGAGCATAGCATAAAGCGGCTTGCCCTAAATACGCTATCCGGTTCATAGATTTATTTGTTAAATAATGTTCACAAGAATTAACCCATTCATTTATAATGTGTTCAAGAGCATCTCTAAAAGAATTCTCATCTGATAAAAATTTAGCATATTCATTTTCACATTGATCCTTAGTCATCCCATCAACATGAGTATTATAAAATCCAGCCTTAAAACATTCCCATTTATCATAAGTATGAAAAACTCTTTCTTTATCATTAGTGTTTATTGTTCTAAAATTATTTAATTTTTTTTCCTCTTCTGTAACTTCATCCGTCAATGGCTCGAAATCCATTTCAGAGTCTTCTATATTCCAAGATTTGGAAAAATCATCATCTTTAAAAAGACTTTCTAACCCAGTTATTTGACATAACCTTAATATTTCCTCTTGATCCATTCCTAATTCTCGAGCTATTCTTTCATTTTTCCAATTCCTATTTTTTAATTCTATTACAATCTCAGACATCGCATCTACAATATGTTTTCCTCTCGCTCGATTATGTCTTATTGTCGAGGCTATTCTATCATTTTTAGAACTCTGCTCTTTCCTAATTATAACTGTTGGCAAATATCCATTTATTCTTTTTTGAACTACCTTTGATTCTTTTCCAACTCTATTCCTATGAAACCCATCTACAACTTCAATTTTATCATCTTTTGGAAATGTCACTATAGGCTGCGTAAAACCATCATTTGTGATACTTATTTCCAACAACTGCATTTCAGGAGGAGCCACTTTATTTGGATTATACTCATTTGCTACAACCTTATCACATTCAACCCATTTTACAAAATCTACTGGTTCTTTTTCAAATGGAGACAATTTGTGAATATGTTCTCTAAGATCATTTATTAAATTTACTTTTTCTGAAAAATTTTTATTCTGAATTAGTTCAGTTATAAAATTTTTTATTTCTAATGTTTCCATGCCCACCCCTTTTTTCCTTATAGATTTTTTAATTTAAAATAATCATATATTCCCTGAGTTCGTTGTTTGCTTAACAAACCTTTTAAATACATCGTTATTAGTATGTGTTTAATAAACTTCATTCTATAGCTTTTTTATCATTGCTAATCAGTTTTAAATATTCTTTATTTCCCATCCCAATTTTATCAAGATGCAATAATTCTAATTCTTTATTTTCATTGTTTAATATTTTGTTTAATATTTCTATGTCTGGAGTTTGTTTATATTGTCTTGTATGATTTTCAAAGACTATCCGTTCAAAATATTTCAACTCTTTTTCGTTAAATCTTTCCAGCAACCATTCTTGTAATTTTGTTTTGTGATATGATTCATAAACTCCATAATATAATTCCATTGATACAATAAAATCTAAATGTTTCATATTTTCATACCTCGTTTTAATTTTAATTCATTAAATTCTTTTTCAGTTTGTTTATATCGTTTTTCAAACTCTTCCTTACTGTTTATTTTATTATCGTTAATTACTGATGGCAAATTGTTAATATTACTTAAGATGTGCATCGGGGTAAAAATATGATATTTATCTTTCGGATGCAATTTGCAATATTTATAAAAATCTTCCAGCCGTTTTTTTAAATCAGGTATTTCTTTTTTTAACAATAGCTTAATTGCTTTAAGCTGTTTTGTATCACTCCAAACAAAATCTTTATTGTATATCGACTTGTAAGAGTCATTGAATGCTTTGACCATATTCAGGTGATTATGTGACTCAACTTTATCGATAGTGGGTTTACCCACATTCTTTATATTATTAATAGATTGATTTAAATTGATAGAAGAGTCTTTTGGTTCTACTTTTAAGTCGGGTGGGGTATCTACTTTTGAGTCGTCACCATTCGACTTTTGAGTCGTCTCATATATTAAATCAAGTATTTTATCAGTAGTATTATAACAAGAGAATGTACCTTTTGAATTACGTTCGGTATGTCCGGTCATAATTCCAGCGATAATAAATTTTTTAAATCGCCTTGCCATAACCTCTTTATTATGTATTCCAATACAAGGTAAATCGTTTATTATTGCATCGTATTTTACCCAAAAATATTCTTTAACTTTTACCATTTTATCAGTTGCTTTAAAATCTAAAAACCATCTAATTATTAAAGCGTCTGTATTATCAAGATTTAAATCAATAAGTTTTTGCTGAGAAAGACCTTCAATTGTATATTTCATTTTTTAACTCCTATAAAATAAAAAGAGCCTTCAATAGAGGATTGGCGTTCCAAGTTAATCGCATGGTAATTAAAATGGAAATCCTCTACTGAAAGCTCTTAATATCAGTCCATGCAAAAAGGCCGCCAAGCCCTATTTATAATTTAACTTACTAAATATAAACAAAATTGTCAAGTAAATTTTTTAATTCTATGGGTCTTGCTATCCGGCCCCGATTGAAAGTCAATCCTGCCATAAGAGCCGAAAAGGTCGTTATGCAAAACCCATAGAATGATCTTACTTAAGGCGAAGATCTTTATTTCCCCCTGGGGTTAGGCCTTTCTAATTTTCCCCCACGCCAACGCGGTTAAGGATTGCGTCTCCATATAATTTTTTATAACCTATTGCACACCATTGCAAAATAGAAATGATCCTATTTGTCAGTCATAAAAAATCAATCAGATATCATATTCAGTATGACAACACCAATTATCATACTGAACATCTTTAATATTATCAGATAATTTATTGTTGTCAAGTAAATTATCATAATATACTAATTTATAATTAGTGTTCCTGTAAACAAATCTATGTATGAAATCAGATTTAAATATTTTTTTTATCATAATTGCCTTTAAAATATATATGAATACGGATATAATCTGTTATATGAAAGTTGGCGGATCTGGTAGTGGCATCCAATGAGTAATCTCACTAGTATCTATATGCCCCAACTCTTTCCTTAAATACCATCTATTGCCTATATCATAATAATATCCTATCATAACGTGATTGTAATTTTTATGAATTAAAAGAACTTCATTTATATTTTCGGGCATTGATTCTGTACAATCCTGCCAACCATCGCTTAATACGGTATTTGAGTTTTTTGGTTTATCAAATATATATGACATGATCAATTTACCTTTTACCTTTTAATTATATTCAGCATGTTGGACGAAAAACAAATCAACTTATATTACAAGTATATTCTGTCACGCATTCTCCGTGTAAATATATCTTGCTAACTTTTACTTTTTCATCTTTATCTATATTCCCGATTATAACAAGTGATAATGATTCTGCATTATCTCCATCAGCCTGATTTAATGCCTCATAAATTTTCTCCGCATCAAGTTTTAATTCAAATTTCATACTTCGTCCTCATATGCGAACTCGCCACGCTATTTTCTAATTATATTCAAACTTGCAAATTCACCATAATATTTTTTAGCAGCTCTATTGTATTGTAACGCTGCCATACGTTCTGATCTATGCTGACTAATTCTTTTTTGTTTTCCATCGATATAAATAGACACTCCAAATTTTTCTTTACCTGTAATTTTATATACTCCCTTATACTGTGATGTCAATCCATTTTTATGTTTACGTTTGTTTCTATTGTTTTCAGCTTTTGTACATATCCTGATATTACAACGCCGATTATCTAATGTATTATGGTTAATGTGATCTGTAATTTGTCCGGGCTGTACTGGTAATAAAATTCTTGACATGGTTGCTAATGTATATTTATTTTTATCTATCCTTATGTTTGTGCATGCGTAAAAGCCGTTTAATTTTTTATCATATTTTGGATACCAGGTATAATTTTTTATCAGGTCATAGTCGTCATCGTCTATAAGACATTCTTGGTCTCCATGCTTTTCACTTTTTAATTTTAATATCATCATGCACCTCTTGAAATTTAATTGTACAGTCCCAGCATATGGGTACTATTTTGTTGATTGAGTTGGTTACATCGATATGTATTTTTAAATCTTTTTTACACTTCTTACAAGTAGTTGAAATTTCCTTATATTTATAATTCACATGCAGCTCCTACATACATATCCAGTTCCTCGCCTGACCATATGCTCGATCTCTTTCTCTGCCATACATTCTTGACATTGATATAATTTTTTTCTTCTATATTTTTGCATTGATTTAAAACTATTATTTAATAATTTTGTCATTGTTTCATCATGTGGCAAAATGTTTATGTCTGGTTTAATCCAGCTTGCCTTTGAGTTTTTTATCATCGCCACACCTCTTGATTGTCATCATAGTCATATCTATCTTGACAATTTTGTTCTTGCCCCTCATCAAATATCTTATCCAGTATTTGATCAACTATCATATCGTATAATTCACGTGGACAAGGTATTTCTTTGTCATCAACTATAAAAAACAATTCAACATTGTCAAATTCTGCCGGATCCCCAGGGTCTGAATATTGATAATTGCTAGGATTTGAACATATAGGGGCTGGTCGTCCAGCCGTAAACCCATTTACACAAACTTTAATATCAACGTTTACATCTGTTTTAAATTCAAAATTCATACTTAACTCCTTTATTGTCATTTAAACTAAAATAATATTATTATATAATATATTATTTTCATAAAAGTATTTGTGAACTTCTTTTTGCGAGAAACATAAAGTGCTTTTTAAAAAAATTAATTCATCTCCATCTTTTTCAAAAATATCTCCATAATACATATTCGTATTTGTTATTCCAATTTTTCCAAAAAGATTGTTTTTCATTTTATTTCTCCTTTCATTTATTTTCATTATGTTTGTTTTCATACTATTCAGCCCTCAAAATAGGACACATGCTATATTTTCCTAATGGATAAATATATTCTGCATTTTCACAAATATTTATTTTACATTTTTTAATTCCAAAATTACTATTTATAGTAATAAAATTTTCTGTTCTTCCAATAACATTAAAATTAAAAATACAATCAGAATCGCATATTGATCTTGTCTGATAATTTTTATTTGTTTTAAAAGTTTTCATTTTGTTGCTCCTTTTGTTAATCTCATTCTATATATATAATATACTAAATAGATGTAAAATAGTCAAGTATTTTTTTAATTATTTAATAAAAAATGTTGTTTTTTCTAGTTTTTATTAGTTATGATTTAAAACTAGTCTGTGATTATGTCTCTTGATGCCTCTATAAACGCTCAGGAACGCTCAGAATCAACGCTATGAATATAATTGACCCTATCTATCGTCTAGTAAATTTGAGTCAAAATATTGTATATTTTCATGTATTTGACTTCTTGATACTTCAAGAATTTTTTCAGCTAAGATCATAAATTGTTCTGTAAATTTATCAGCCTCGGACTGAGACATTTTATCAAATGATATGCTTTTTGTTTTTAGATGTGTGCGGATTTGTCCGGTCTTGTCTGGGACCTGTATCATATAGTCAATATAACCAAGACGAAGCTTCATGTATTCCATGACCTTTTTTTTGCTGTCTAAATGTTCCAAGCCTTCGGTTATATTTTGAGCGATCATATCACAGACCGCCCAGAGCATTTTCAACTGTTGATAATTTCTGATCTCTTTAATTTCGAGTTGTAAATACTCTCCAATTTTAAGTTTGTCAAAAAACTTTTTAGACTCTTCATTGAAATATCCAATAAGCATTTCACCGTTAATTTTTTTTGTTATACATTCATTCATAATTTACTCCAAAAAAAAGCGGGATTTTACACCCGCTAAATGTTAAATATTGAAGGGATTGTCATCATTGCCAAAAGTGTTTTGAACTTGATTTGAAACACTTTCTTTTTTTTCTGATAATACAAATTGGTAGTCGGGGTGCTTATCTTCTTTTTTGTGATTGTTTTTAAAGCAAGCGAAATGAATTTTTTTACCATCTATTTCTATTTGGCAAGATAAATAAGTCTCACCTTTTTTAGATTTCTTAATCCACGCTGCGCCGATGTTATTCATTTTTTAACTCCTATAAGTTTTTTTGTAATTTAAAAATCTGTAAGCAATAATTGAATATCTGCATACCTTTTATAATCTCATCATATGACCACTTTTTAACGTATATATTACCAAGCGTGTCCTTGGCTGCTGAAATAACAACTGACCAATGCTGCGTTATATCTGCATTCATAATTAAATGCAATCCGCCAAGCTGGTATGTCCACTCTTCATAAAAAATAGGTTTATCTTTTTTTACCGCTTGCGTTTTCCAGTCAATTAGAGTTTGACCTTCCATAGTCATGCAATAACAATCATAACGCCCAGCAACCGCCAAATTAGGACATATAACGACCTCCTCGACTCCAAATATTTTACCGATGTTTTCATCAATCCAATTTGTGATGTTTGTCCATACATAGTCTGTATCCTGATGCGATTGAAACAATTTAATTTTTTTCTTTAAATAATTTTCAATAAAATTATGAATCTCAGTACCCATATCGGCTGCATTTTTACTATGTTCTTTGCTGTCTAAAAGAATACGTTTTAAATAATCTTCGTCAGTTTCGTCTTGAATTTTTGGCAGGGTTAATGCTGCAAGTATACCCTGTTTAATTTTCCATTCAGTCAACCCTGATTTATCAAGCACATTTAAAACAGTCGTCACAGATGGAACTCCATCAACCTTGCGGGCCTCTCTGAGCCCGCCGGTCAACACTATACCCGATTTATCATAATAACGTCCCATGTCAAACCTTCTTTAGTTGATTTAACTTTTCATTATACAAATCATGTAAGGCCGTTTTTTGATCTGTCGTAAATGGATGTTTTGAATATTTATTTGCAATTAAAATTAACGTTTTAGTTTCAATACAATTACTAATTTCTTCTTTTGCTTTTAAATATGCTTTGTCCATATCTTCTTTTGATATTACATTCTTTTCAGTTGCTTGACCGTCATCATCTTCAGACTCTCCACTAATGTTAAGCATAGCGTTTAAAGCGTATCGTCTACAATATGTAACCATTGATCCAACGGCTGCGCCTGTGGGTTTGTCTATAGTTCCCGCAATTCCCGCTTGCTCCATCCATTCCCCAGATGAGTGCATCAGCATAGTCCTAACAATAATTTTATTATCAATATTGTCTACATCCTGAATTAAACATAATTTATGTTTAGCAAGCAACGGCCTAATGTCATTTAAAATTTCATTAAGCGGCGCGTACTTTGATTTATAAAATGGATTTTCACTGCTATTTTTTGGGTTTTTTATTTCCGATTGAACCATCAGCAATGCTTCCACAATGTTTTTTATCGACTCGCTTTTTTTCATTTAAAACTCCTTTAATACCGGCTAGATTATAGCCTTTTATTTTTTTACAAAATTTAATAAAAGATTCCTCTTCTAAAAATAATGTCGTTATGTAATTTAAATTGATTACATAATATTTACCTTTTTCCCCGCTTTTTGGGGTGATCTGTAAATTACACAGCTCATCCGGATGATCAACAAAAATACTTACACTATTTGCCATTTTTTTCCTCCAGCATTTTATCAATGTCCTTTTCAAGCTGAACCCTTGGAATCAATCCAAGATTTTTTTTAATTTCTTGATATTTTTCCCATGACGTTGTTTTTAATTTAATAAAAACATTTGACCTGTCTCCTATTGCATTTCTACCCATATAACCTCCTATAAATGATTTAATAACCATAAAACATATGGTGTTTTTTCTGGTCTTAAAATTAGCTCTAATAACAATTCACGCCTTATTTTATCCTGTATCATAATTTTTTAACCGGCATTTTTTTAATCATATTAAGTAAATCTTTTAATTGCTCTTTTCTCAATTCTTCATTTTCGTCTTTTTTATTGATTATTACATTTGTCATATAATACCTCATATATATATAATTAACTAAATTGTTTATTATTTGTCAAGTATTTTTTTAATTATTTTAATGTTTTTTGAAAAATTGTTTATGACAAAATATATATGTTTTTTGTCAAATAACTTGTCATAAAAAAAGCCTGTTTTTTACGCAGGCTTGACAGGAGTTTATACTGAAAAAATCTCACATAATCGTCACTTTTGATTTAAATATAATCGACATTCCGAGGCACTTAGACCATCAATGCCAGTTGTTTTACAAAAATCTATACGTTTATATGTTCGCAATTCTTTAAGGCTGTCCCTGCACGCCTCGGCCAGCGTAACGCATTCTGATTTGTCCTTCATGGCGCGGATTCTATACAAACAATCAGAAAACATAAAACAATCATCTGTGGAATAATTGCTTTTTCTTGGCGATGATATACATGATGTCAATACTACGCCGCTCAGGCCTATTCCAATTACTAACAATAAAACTATAACACCTTTAACAATTAAATTTTTATCCATAAGTCCTCCTTATTCTATATCTGTTTTTCTTCTACCGGTTCTTTCATCAAGTCTTGCAATGCTTTCTTTTAACTCAACTATTATTTCTTTAATCTCATTTATGCTGAAATAAATTTTATCATTCATTTTAATATAGTTATCCTCCATAAATTTAAAGTCTTTTTTATATTCCTCTTCTATGCGACATATTTTTCCATCCATAACAATGATGGAAACATCCATTACTTTGACTTTTCCCTCTAGCCTAATAAGCCAGACTATAAATCCGATAATTGAGGTTATCGCAAAAACAATTATAGGCCAGAAATTTTTAATTATATCTAATATATTCATTATTTTTATTTATCAAAAATTATTTTAGAATGTCTTTCATTACATTTGTCTTGCTGAAATTCTTTAAAATCATTAAATGAAGTTTTAATAGTTTTTATTTCAGTACAATTTTTTTTACATATATCAAAAAGCTCTTCTATATGTTCAGATTGTTTTGTGAGTATATCCATTCGTCCGATTCTCTCCATGTCTGCAAACTCTTTAAAATTTTCCCATTTTTCCTCTTGTTTTTTGTTTATTGTCTCAATAGTTTTATTCAATGACTTCAAAGTTAATTTTAAAATAATTACCAATAGCACATAAAATATTGTAGCGATTGTCATACCAACACCGCTAGAAATTATTATTTGCAATCCTTCTAGAAATTTCATTTCGGCATTACTGGAGAATTGATTGATTGATTTATCGGCATTTGATTATTGAATTTATTATCTATAATATTCTTGCCAAATACGGCCCCCCAGATAGTTATAATCACAGTCACCATGTGAGTTAATATTGATATAAAAAAATCAAATTTAAATATTTCAGGACGTGTAAAATATATTATAGTCAATAATGTCAGCATCCAAATAACAAATATAAAAAACATTATTACCGCTATAAGTCCAAATTTCTTTCCGCTCATATCAACACCTCCAACAGAATTGAAGTAGGGTCAATTTTTTTCCAGTTAACATCATACATGTCAAAGTGTAAATGTGATCCATATGAGATTCCGGCATCGGCATAAATCCCGATTATATCCCCCTCTGCTACTTCTTTGTTTAAAGACACAAAATTTTTTCCTAGATGTAAATACCGACAATAATAAAATGATTCTGCAATTATATGTTTTATTATTATATAGTTTCCAGCGGAATGAACCGGACTTACCCATCTTTGTTTCTCATCATATCCGTCAAAATCAAAACATACGATTCCGCTTGAAATTGCCATAACTTCTCGATTGTCATTTTTATCAATAAAATCTATCCCGTCATGAAATTGAGTGTGTCCATTTCCCGAGGGATCGGGCCTGACTCCGTACGGACTCGTTATTTTTGGGCTTGTTACTGGACTTATCATAATTACCTCCGGTCAAATAAAATAGTAAATGCATTATATTTTTCAATCTCTCCGCATGATGGATTATCACATTTAGCAATAATAATACCAGCATCTCTGCAGGCATCATAAACCATTTTGCTGCAATATTTATAATCACTGTCAAATATCAGCCGAAAAATCAATATATGATGTTTGCTTGTTGTCGGATATTAAATGAGTCGGCCATCCGGCAGTTAACCCACCGCCCCCCTCTGTTGCTTTTACTCTGGCCACCTGATTCGAAGAGCCAACAAGGGTTATTCCGGTTGTGACTGAAGAGCCTCCAGCATATGCAATTCTAAAATCAGATCCGCTGCTGACCGCCAACGTGGGATATGTTCTCATTTCTGTCGGTATAATAATCGAGTACCAAGCGTCATTTGCATTATCAATATACCCGTTTCCGAATGTATTATAATTATACCCCACCGAATTGGCCCGATAAAAATATCTTCTACACTGATTTAATGATTCTCTATATGATAAAAAATTATATGGCAATGCTTTTGATCCGATGTTTAACTGAACCCCTGTTAAATAAAAATTATTTGCTGTATTGTCCATACCATTTACTTGATTTGATGTACCATAGTACTCTCCCGTCTGCCATGCGTTTGCGGTAGTTTGAAAAGTTGATCCCGCAGCAATCGTAAAAGCTATTCTCAACCCCTCCCTATAATCATAATACCAAGTCCCACCGGAATAATCAAAAGTGACTGTAATTTCTTTCTTTTCCCATGTATTTGCTTGATAAATTGTATATTCAGCAACATAACTTCTATCTATTCCACCGTTAACGAATGAAACACAATAGATTCCAGGCTTTACAGCACAAACCCAAAAAGACAATGTAGCCGTTTTTTTAACAAAAGGAATAAAATTATATCCTTCAATTTTTTGCGATAAAAAACATAAATCACCCGCGGAAATAAGAATATCGGCGGTTGTGCAATCTAATTTTAAACAATATGATCCTAGCGGACTTGTTGTGTCTTGTGTTATTGTATGGAAAGCCGTGGCACTTATAAGATTATATGCCCATCGATCCAACGAATACGAACCGCTTGCAATAGCTGCAAACGAGACGCCCCTTTGTGCAATCATCATATCGCCATTTATAATAGCATTTCTTAAAATACTATTAGAATTTAAATGTGATAAGTCTGTATACGCATACGGAGTCAACGTAAACGTCCCGCCTGCTGATCCGACTAATGTATATAAACATAAATCATAATCAGTCGGCGAAACGGTATCAACTACAAATGTATAACTTGGAACTCGTTCACAATAATAAGTTCCTGATGAGTATGCTCTATTTCGCAAATTTAAATCAGTTTCTGCATACTTAACTTTAACATAATTTGTGGCAGCTCCGTTCAAAGTTGCCGTGTTTATAACTAAATTAGTTTGTTGAGTCCATGCAACCCTAATTGCCTCAACGTCTGCATTTGATAACGAGGCCGGTATTACTGTTGAATCGTTTGGAATTTTAACTGAAAACTTGACATAACCAACTCCAGAGGTTATATTTAAAGTGTCGCCAGCCCCCTGGGTCACCGTCCCGCCTGATACCAGAAAAGGAACTTTTGAAGTTGCGTCTTTTATAAACAATCCCAATTGATCTCTATGATAATTAAAATCTCTAATTAAATCCTGACTGTAGTAAGCGTCTCCCACATTATCGGGATATGTTCCGCTTATATCAAAATTATGATGTTTGTTAATAGTCATAAGTCCTCCTACGGATAAACAAAATAATATGTAAACTGCCCAGCAACATTTATGTACCCAAACCACATTTCCATGTATGCCGGTAAATATTCGTTATATAAATCTATAATTTGCAATAATTGATCACTAGTCAAAACAGCCGTATAAACTCCATAGTGGCAATTAACATATATGTTACCCTTAATTTGTATCTCATTCCCTTGTCCTATCAATGGTAACGCATATGTCGTTAAACCGTCCCCGCCTAGATAGGCATAGTGCTTGCCAGCCCCCACAACTCCATCCCCAATAAAAATCCAATTAGGCAAATCATATCCTCTGTAAATTCTAGCATCGTATCCAGTTATAGCATCCACTTGATTTTTGACATTATCATTCCACAAACCCGCATTTTTATGACCCAAGATTGCATAATAAATTTTAATTCTTTTTGTCTGATCGCTGTCAGTTTGTTTTAAATCTGCTTTTACAAAATCACCCAAAAATGTTAACGCAGAAGACGGGCATCTATCAGGCTCGAATAAATATCTTAAATTTATTACATCTGTCAATATGTCATTTAATAGCTCGTCGATTTTTGCGGTAAAAGAGTCCCTGTCAGTATTTGCATATTGATTATATAATTGAGGTATATATTTGCTTGATGGTATTGGTAACATATTAAACACTCGTTGTCGTTATTGCACCCTCATGACTTATTTGATTGCTTGCGAATGAAACCGGAAAAGCTGCCGGAAGCGTAATTGTAAAATAATCAACTCCGTCAACCCACTGATCTAAAACACCTACGACATCAGGCTCATAAATTGAACCCCCTATTGTCGGAGCTGTCGAATAAGTGACTATATTAGATACTTGCGTATAATCTGCACTTGTAAAAGCATATCCAAGGGTAGCATACCAATATGTGTTTATTAACGTTATTGTACTTGCTATACCGTTAGCAAGTAAATATGTTTTTATTTCTTGACTCTTTTCTGATATCGACATCAGAATTCCTAACTCATAAAATGGCTTGACTGTTGCGTAAACATATCCAGTTTTAACATGCAACGATGACGTAAACGCCGTATTGACATATGATACCCCAATCACCACAACGTCAATGCTTTCAAGTATAGTTCTATCAATTAAATAATTTTGCAATGCCGTTACTAGAGCCCCCGCTGGAGCCCCCCCGCCCGTTGGCACTATAACAACTCTACATGACAAAACTCCATAGTAATTTCTGTCTATTGAGGCTGATTGAATGCCACCATAATTTAAAACCAAACTTTCTCCGTCCTCAACCGTGACAAATCTATCTCTAGTCTTTAAAAGTATTGGAGCAAGTCTTTTTGATACTGCAATAGCTTCCCTGTCTGCTCCGCCTGAAAATGTAGTGCAATTTGACGCGGCTGTTATGTTCGAGTCAGTTCCGGCATAAGAATTTATTTTATTCAAAACCGTTATGTTCGCAGCTGTCCCCCCGCCTATTGCGTAACTAGCATAAATCGGAAACGCAGGCGGTATTAAGCCATATGTGCCATTTCCAAATACTAAAACACAAGACCCGTCTGTTTTATATTCAACTTTATAATGCTTGTCGGTACTAATCGAATTAACAAATGTATCAACCCTTGTCCATGATAACGAGTTTATCGTTATTGATATTGACGTTTTTAATACATCCAATTCCGGCATGTTAAACTCTTGGAACGATGCCGAGCCGTCACTCGTTCCCACGATAACATTTGTTTTAGATGTTTGTTGATAGCAAGTGACTTTTTGACTAAATAATTTTATAGTGCCTGATCCAGCCCCAGTTAATGTAATATATGTCCCGTTGTATGCATCAGTTCTTGACGCTGCTACTTTTATTGAGGTTGCTGAATCGTATATGGCATAATAATCAGTTGATATCACTAAAGGGCTAGGAAGTCCAGCCCCTGAAATTCTGAATAATTCCCCTGTAGTATAAACTCTAGCAACTGTTAAAGTATTGCCTGATCTCGTGCCTGTCTCCGTAGTCGAGGCCAGCGTAAACCCTGCAAGGGCTTCAAACCTTTTAGACGATACCGATACGCTCCCTTGACTATATGCCACTACATCGGCTGTCGCAACGGTTACCGGAAATGTCGCCGTTCTCAATATGTCAAATAATATAGATCCGCTTGACGTAGTTCTTGCCGCTCGCTGGTAATCTATCAATTGCAATAATTTATCAACCGATTGCTCCGTAAATGCGGTTGACAAATAAAGATCATTTACAGCCGCATTCAAAGCGAGTGACAAAACATCGTGAGAACCCGCAACCATATTTTTGAACCAATCCGGCTTGTCTGTTAAATTTGTATCTGAATTTATATCAGCTAAAATAGTATTATAAGTTCGGCTTGTATAGTTAAACATTAAGCCCCCCTGTTTACAGTTATCATTTGTAATGTATTATAGTCAACAAATTTTATATATGGTATCAATACCCTCATTTCATTCCATTCTTGTTCAATTTTTACCGCCGCCTGACTTACGGCTATTCGTCTATCGGGATGTCCGTTATTTCCATCGCTGACCTTTTGATTCTCCCTTCCAATACTCGACACGATATTATACGGCAACAATATTGCCTGAACTAAACTGTTTGGATAATTTTCATTAACTCCTCCGCCGTATGACCTGTCATAAAACATTGATTTTTTATTTTGCAATACTAAACACATCAAATCAGATTCTATTTCCAAATCAAGATCATTCTCCCCGTAGTGAAAAAAAATATCAAAATCCGCAAGGTCAGTCATTTGTCGCATATATCCTCACTTGGTTTTTACAAATAAACTTAAAATACTAGTCAATAATGCTTGCGGCTTTGTCAAAAACCCAGTTCCCAAAACAGTCTTTAAGGCGGCTCCGCCATCATTTGGCACGGGAACCCATGCTGTAAAATCTGCATTTAGTTGAGTTAATTGGTCTACCACTTTTTGCAATTCTGTCTTTAAAGTATTACCCAAAACCATAGCCTCGCTAGCCCCCGCCCCTATTTCACACAGTATAAAATCTAATATTAACTTTCCAAGAACTTCATCAAATACAATACCTTTTTTTAAAGTAGGGCTTTCAAATACAACGTGAGTCGTAAATTTACCGTCAAAAGTATTTGGCAATTGTAAAAACATTTCATTGCACTTTCCAAGATATACCGGTCTATTTGGATCACCCGCAATAAAATAAAGCTCAACATATTCCCCTATCATCGGGACGGTCATTGAATGCATAAATCTAGGTACTGCCCATATTCCCAAATCAGGCGTTGACATTCCAAGCTCGTCACAAGTCACAAGAACTCTGCCCTTGTTTTCAATATCGACATTGGTTACTACTATTGCCGGATAGTGACGTAAATATTTAGTCTCCTCCAGTATGATAGAGTTTAATAATCCTCTTGCTGTTAAATCTATACTCATCTAACTCCTACCATTGACAAACCAAATTGCCAAGCATCGATTACATTCAAAGTACATGAATAACCAGTTCTGTCGATTTTATGTGTAACTTTCTGTATAAAATATATAAGAGTTTTTATCTTAACTGCGTTTGGGAAACCTTCTCCAAATTTAATCCTAGCCGGTGGGCTTAGATAAGGGTTTCCAAGTACTTCAAGATTTATCTGCATGCCTATGCCCTGCGGTGCAGTCGTTTGGGATACTGGCTCAAAATATTTTTTATTCACTAGTTCGTCCATGGTGTCTATTTTTAAAAGCTCAGATACTAAAGCAACCATTTTTGCGGGGTTTCCCTGTGCTCCCAAATCTGTCGCTATCTTGGCTGAATTTAATTTATATACTATTGTACTTTGAGGCGTGGCAATTGTTCTCAAAAAAACAGGGTTTCCGTTCTGATACATTATTCTTACATTATCCCCGCCGCCCTGGCTTGGGTTTATCGTCCAATCATAACTTTTAACATTCGCGGGGCTTCCTAATTTATAATTCATAACGCAAGATACGCCTAGAGTTGATTGACATTGATTTATAAACGCCTGTATTGCCGTATCGTTATCATAATCACAAAACAATCCAACCTGAGTTCCAAGTTTTGTAAATCCGAGTCTGAACAAACAATTATATTTAAATGCCAAATTAGATAAAAATCTAAAATTAGTCTGGTTTATTTGAAACTCTTTTGTTGATTCCATCATGGTAGAAAAATCAATAATTGGAGTTGCGCCTAGTTCCAACATCGGAACCGTCACGGCCATTTGTCTATTGCATCCCGGTAAAGTGTCATTTGTAAAATTTCTATTTTTTAAAGCCTTGTCCAGCATTAACGCAACAAACGAAACTCTTATTTCTTGTTTTCCTGATGCGTCGCCAGCTCCAGAAATTGACTTGATCAACCCTTTGCAAAATCTTGACGGCGCAGCGGGTGAATATATCTCAGTAGGGTTTGAAATCATTTTAGCTGTTATATCCAAAGATGTAATATTGTTTCCTTTGTATCCCCATGTTATATCAAGACTCTTTCCCACTGCCAAAATAGTTGACATCATCTGATTATCATCTTCTTTAAATACTATATCCCCGGTCATCATCATATTGTTTTCTTCAGTTATCGAAAAGGATATAACTTTATTTGTCAGCTCTTCATAAAGCGGATTTAATTGAGATATTCCAGAAAGTTCTATCCTGAAATATGAGCTGTCCCACTGTGTAATTTCTAGCATTATACTGGTATCTTTAAAGTTTTTATTTTTGTTAAATCAAATTTATTTTCTACCAACACGCATGCGTTGGCTTCAAAAATTTTATATGAATCACTTTCCCGTCCCTCTCCGTATATCTCGCTTTTAGTTGCAATTTCATCTATTAGCTGACCGCTTGTTATTTTGTAGTCTATGCATCTATTATAAGCAGGTATGTCTTTAACGGCTTTAATATTATACGTTGTATTGTTTAACCAAGAGAACGGAATATCCAGCGTGTCAAACATCCACATTAGTAAATCCTCTCATTTTTAGTTTCCGATTGAATAACATCCACAAGACCCGTAACCATACCAACAAAAGCAGACAACTTTCTAAATACTTCCTCAACTTTATAAAGAACATTATTTTCATCAAGTATCAATTCCACGTTAACCTCTGACACCATCGGCATACCCCACTGATTAACCCATCCTTGCCTATGCGTGACATCGGCTTTAACGACATACCAAATTAACGGAACTGAACCTATGCCCCAGTTAAACAAAACTTTCGGGTAACTGGTAAATTGATCACTAAAAAAACTAAATAATCCCTTCGCCTGATTTCTCAACATATCAAACTGTTTAAGCATCAACAAATTTCCGATTGTATTATTTCTTTTAATAAGCTGTAAAGTGAAACTTATTTTTCTATTTCCGCCACCGCCTTGCATGACAGGTTGAAAATTAAGTCCAGGAATCGGAACTTCTACGAGAACTATGTCTTTTGTATCTGATATGTCAGACGGCACAATCTTGGAAGTTATTAACTGATAGTTTGAAATATCCATCATCCAGAATGGTAAGCTAAAAGGAACATTTGGAGTGTTAAAATTCATCTATCCTCTCCCTAATGCATTTTCGTTAAGCCCGCCCATTAACAACCCTTTGAAATCCATATTCTGCTTTAATCGTTTTGTAAATTCATCTGCGGCCGTTCTTGCATCGTCAGGGTTGTTGGCGGTCAGTTTTATTTCGCCTATGTCAATTTTGACATTATTATTGCTTTGTTTATTCTGTATGTTATTAGTATTTATTCTGGACGGACTTTGTAAATCTTTGGCAGCCTGAACCTGTTGTTTTATTTTCTCTGCCGTGGTCCCACCAGCTCCAAAAACTTCTTTTACTTTTCCAGTTAATTCATTTATTTTGTCCTGAATTTTTTGAACTAATCCGAGAATCGAGTCTTTTAAATAATCTTTTAACGCCCTCAATTTATTTAAAACACCGTCAATCATATTTGAAAAAAATCCAGTTATCGTATTCCCTAGATTTGAAAAAAAGTTTGAAATTTTATTTCCTATATCATTAAAAGCATTTGAAAGTCCTGTTAAAAAACTATGAAAAGTTTTCAACCATGCGGGAGCTTTTGACACGTTTCCACTAATTAAAAAAGTTATGAGCTTTATAAAATCTCTTAATACGAGTATTGCAAATTTTAACGGTGCCACAAACATAATATTTATTGTTTTTCCCAGCATAGCCATTACAGTTCTTAAAACGTCAAGTATCGGGCCCGCAACCTCTGACTTTGTTAATTCATCTATTAACTCACTTATTGCATGAGATAGACTCGTGAAAGCCTCTGTCCACGTCCCCAAAAATGAAGTGTCAAAATTTAAAGCGTTATCCATGAAAACTTTTCCAAGATCGTAAACAACTTCAATCAATTTCCCTATTGCTCTAAACACCGGTTTTAATATTTCAACCATGAATAACGCAACAACCGTTAATCTAAATAAAACTATATTCAATAAATCAGAAATAGTCTTTACGGAATTACCAAACATCTTTTTGGTTACGTTTGAAAATGCATCAAATATCGGTTTAAGTGCATCGATTACCGCCTTGCCAACTTGTATAATTGCCCTGAATATATTTACAAGAACCGTTCCCCATTGTAAAAATCTGAATCTATTTTCTCTTACCCAGTCTAAAACTTTTTGTAAATACGGCATCAACTCTTGTCTCAATGGCCAGAGTAGATTCTTCATAAGTATTTCTCCGGCAATTGAAAACGTCTGTCCTATTTCAGGCATTCTTGAAAGTATTGATTTAAATCCTAAATAGGCCGCGCCGATAGCTCCTACTTTGGCAAGCAATCCATTTAAAGAAGAATTCATCCCCTCTGAAAATAACTTAACGCCTTTGCCGGTATCTGCCATATTTGTCTTGTTTACTTTGCTGGCTTTTGTAGAAGCTGTATTCATTTTATCGGCACTTGACTGAAATTTTTGATTTAACGATACAAGACCATCATTGATTTTTTTTATTCCATCAAGAAACATATTGGGATTAAATGTTAATTCAAGATCATTCATTTTTATTTAATTCCTTATTCAATTCATTTACTTCTTTGATAATAATCTCATATTCATCAAAATCCATAAACTTTAAATCCTTATACCCCAACCCGCCTTTTAGACTGTAACTAATGACACAAAATTCTTTTATGAAAACCTCTATATTAAAATCAATATAATCAAGGCTATTGAATACCCATAAACTTTCGGCCAGATCCTCAGCGGTTACATACGCTGAAGATCGAAGTCGAAAAAATTTGATGTATTCACAACCGCCTTAAAAACCTTGCCGCAATTTTTACAAGTTTTTTCTAGTCTTTTATCGAGACCATATTCATTAACTTTATTTGTAATATTAACAAAATCCTTTTTGAAATTTTTTAAATTATCAAATAAATATTTTCCATTTCTGTTTTTCCATTTACTATCTATATTTGTATTATTGATTTTCTTTAATGCCTCTGTATAAATAGCAAATTGAAGTCTTAAATCGTCTTTATCTCCAACCCTTTGATAGGCTGTTATGCAATCCTTTAATGTTGGATGTCCCATAACGAAACTTCCAACGCTCTCTACCTGTTCTTCGCCTTGCATAATTTCAACCGGATCAGACAAGTCAATTTTAATATCTTCATATTTTTCTAAACATTTTAACGATAAATCAGATATCCTGTCCCTAGTATCAAAAATCATTTGATCATTTTCTTCTTTTAGTTCGCATGTGATAGTCTGTCCACACCTCGGACATTGATAATATCCTTCGATATAATCGGAAGGGTCAAGCAATAACATTGATTTAATCAATATATATTCTGCTGTACGGTATGGAGTGTTTTTGAGGATGGATTTTATTGACAATCTATCCGTTATTGCCTGACCTCCTTTATATATTGAGGTTGTAATACCTTCAATAAAAACTTGTGTTGATGAAAACTTATCCCCAGTCTCTGCCATTTTTTTAACATCGGCTATAAGTCCTGGGGATGGCTTTCGTATATCGCACCCTGTGTATTCATTGTTGTTGTTTAGAATTGGAACAGGATATTTTATCATTATGAACTCCTATGATCAATGTCCCAAGGAATAAATCGAACATTGATTTGTGCATAAATCGGATTTGCCGCATCGAATGCTGGCAAATTTACAGAGTTACATTCACAATCTGGAAACATATCAGTTTCAAAAGTGTTTCCGTGCGCATCTGTTCTCTCCATGGAAATATCATGTATCTCATTATTGTCGTACCAGTCCCACAATTTTTTTAGTGTCTGACTATTTCTTTGGATTTTAAATACTGCTTCTAATGGCTGTAATTTTCTTACGCCATTCTGTATAACTCGAATTTTGTCAAACTCGGGAACCTCGATGGTTCCCTTTTCAAGTTTATATTCTGCTACACTGACAAGCCCTGTTAATTCAGAGCCGTCAACAAATAATCTTCTCTTTTCGGCCATATCCTTTTGCTGCATTTTATCAACCTCCTACCTTAATAATATTCCTATACCTATGATAATAGTTTCTGCCGGTGCGGGATACGAATACCAACCGTCAATTTTTCTGATTCCCAGGTTTATGTTTGACTGTGGATTATTAACCGCATCTGCCTGCAAAACTATATGATCGCTGAATGTGGTTGGCGAGCCATCTGTATTTACGCCCATTCCAAAAGTTTCACCTTTGGACACATTTCCAGTAGACCCTCTATCCCACATTCTCCTAAAAAACATTTCAATCGAATTTTTATTTTGTGCAATCGCTGATAGACTATTTGGTTTATTTTCTTCGCCTTGCAAACTATTGACAGCCGAAACTTGAAAAAATGATCTCATCAAAATTCCATTTGCATATTTAAACTCAGTTGTTATGCTAAATGTTCTAAAATTTCTTATTACATTGCCATAACCCGATAGAGTTTCCATGCAGTTAATCCCAGCTTCGGCAAGATCTGTCCTGTCAACCGCTGCCGTGAATTGAGTTCCATATATTCCAGTTATTCCAGAAATCGAAATCTCCTTAACCGCTGGCACGACATGTATGCCATATGTGTTAATAGTCTTAATCCATGCACCCATAACCGCCCCCACGTTCGGAACAGCTCTATATGGCGCCGTAGGGCTATTGACAAAAGGATCTGATATATATAACCAATGAGCAACACCTATTCCCAAAGTATCTCTTGACACCTGATAACTATTACCGATTGTTATAAGTTGCGCTTTCGTCTGATTTGACGGCAAATTAAAAAGTACTTTTGGATTGTCCCATCGTCCATAACAGTATGTTTCCATCATGTTGTTAACTGTTGCCAGAGTAGTTTCCGGACAGCATAAAAACCTAAATGTAAGATTATCAAATCTTAGTGTTGTTAAAAATTCATACTGCCAGTGGCTTACAGTTGTCGGCGCCGTTCCCGCTGCCCCGCTTGCCAGATATGCAACTGAGGACACATCGGCAGGAAATCTTTTTTCCAACGTAGCCGCGCTTGCTGCCACGTCTATTCTCATATATTTATGATTAGCAAATACATTTTGAATATAAAATTCACTTACCGAACTTTGCATTGAGCAGTATGTCTGTCCTATCTCAGTTTCAACTTCTTTTATTATTCCAGTCAAACCTTTTTCATAAACCCGAACCCTAATACCCATAACCGTGACAACATCGTTATCCGCTCCGGTTCCTGTAAAAATTCCGCCGCCTGTGAAAGTAAATGTTTTATTAGTTTCATCTATTGTAGCAACTTCAAAATATTGAGTCGATGGCGCACCTGTACAAACAACTTTCACAATGTCTCCCACACGTATTCCTGACACACTATCAACGGTAACCACGGTCAACGATGCAGCATGGCCACCATTAAGAGCTGTTGTAAATCTTGCTCCATTAGTTATTGTATAACCGATCCTGTTTCCGTGTGTCCCATATTCTTTATCATTTTTATAGGCCGCAAAAAGATTTAAAATTACAGTCGGCAATAAGTCATTTATTGAGACTGTAGCGACTACAGCGTCAACCGCTGACCCCGTATTCCCTATAAAAGATTTTACATATGTTTTTGCCGTAGTTCCCGACGTATTTTGGAAAAATAAATTAACCGTATCATATCCATAGTATGAGCTTGAAAAATTTATTCCAAATATTTCCTGAAACTCTGCCATGTTATTTACAGCATAAGCATTTGCATAACTTCTTTCAAATACACCGTATACGCATCCTATTCCAAAGTCTGCCGCTTCCACTGTCAGGGTTTTTTTTGTCGGTAAATTAGCCCCGTAAACTCCGAGTATTTGTCTACTCATTCTTTTACCTCTTTATAGCTGTATTTTTCTGACTGTTGCAAAAAGTCAGGATGATTTATAACATCATCATTTATTTTTTTATTATCAATATCTCTTGTCAGCACCTCGTAAGGACCGAACTTGAAATATAATCTTCCGACATATAATTCAGTAGTCGCATTAACCTTGCTTTGTATTATATATTTCTTTTTTGGTTTTTGCGAACCGCTATATGTATCAACACTCAACTCACCTGAAAATTTTTCTTCTTTTGCCATAAACTACCTCACTGTGAAATTTCTATTGCGATTGTCGGATCATTAGAAATCGACAATGCCGTCCTAGAATAAATACTTTCTTTATACTCAATATTAAAAATATATTGCATTTTATGAATTACAAAATTAGGGTCAACTGGCTCTAAATATGTCGGTATCCCTTCAAATTGTATTTCGCAATCTTGCCCGTTCAACCAAAGCTTTTGTTTTGATATAAATTTTCTAATATATTCACTCATTAAATTTGTTATTTCTAAATGCCTAGACTCGCAATCAACCATAATTCCATATTGAAATATTCTGGCCTCTCTCATTGACGATATGATGTCAGTATCTTTAAATGTATCATAAACAGTTTCGAGCGTTGAACTTCTTAAAATACTTTCAGGCGTAAAACCATTTATGATTATCCCCGGTAACAAAACTTCAGTTGAGTCAAGACCATACTCAACCGGAATATATAAGTACACATTTGCCGATGTATAGGAATTCAACATCTTGGTACCATCGTATAGGCTTGAAAATTTATAAACTCCTTCTCCGTCTGTCTCTATAATTTGATGATATTCTGTATTCGTTAAATCAGTAATTTTAATTACTGCATATCGTTCTAAAAAATAATTATTCCCTGTGACCGTGACGGATGTCGCATTTGCTGAACATGTCACAGTTCCGCAACTTATTTGAGTTTGAGTATCAATAAAAGTTCTCATGCTTGTTTTTAAGCTAGAAAATATATCAAGCGGAAGTTGTTCTTTAATTGCCTGACAGCTTGATACTATTAAATAATCTTCATCATTATGCAGACACGTAATTCTTATTCTCGACAGGGTTGTCAAGTCTCCAATATAGAAATTAACCATTCCAAAATTTTCACTAACCGGTATATAATAACCAGTTCCGCCAAAATCTATCTTATAAAAAAAATCATCTTTTCTGTTATACTCATTACTTGTTTTGTTTCGGCTCCATATCGAAAATACACACTCTTCATAATCGCTCACATCGACCGATATTGTTTTTTGTATATACTTGTTAAGTGATCCAGCTGGAAATTTAAATATAACGGAATTTGAAAGCTCGTCTGCTATAAATTCAGGATGTGCATTAAGCGCATAAGCTGTCGGCGGGTTTGTCCCCGACCCCGCCCACCCCGTTAAAACGCTGAAGTTTTCAATTGTTGTTCTCAAATCCCATATCCTTATTGTTTTTTGCAATCAATGTATTAACAAAACCTTCCTGTTCTCTTATATAATATCTCATTGCATTTCTAACTTGAATTGAACGCTCTCTTTTGTTTTGTGCTTTCATTTGCATCAATTTAATATATGCTTTTTTTCTTGCCGGTCTTGGCGGTATTCTCAATTGTGCCGTTGTTTTTTTTAACCATAGATTGTACCCAAGCCCCAAAGCCCATCGCATTGAATTTGTAACTTTTATTGTCGCTCCGTGTTCATGTATCATCATAAGTTTTTTTAATGTTATATTCGATTTAGGGTTAGTTAAATTATGATGTCTGGCCTCTCTCAATTTAACAGCATACCCATTTTTAATCTTTTTAATATAGTGTGCATTGATTAAACTATTTTTTGTTTCCTCGCCTTTGGCGTAAAGTGGACTATCCGGCCTTGATAATCCCATTTCTCTTTTTGACATTACTGTCATACGATTTAATTCTTTAAGTCCCAAGCTGTTTTGTTTTATTCCATCTTGAAATATTTTAATAAAATCATTTGCGTCTTTTTTAGTAAATGACTGCATAACATCATTAAGCATTAACGGCAATTTTTTAATGCGATTTTGTTTTGCTATAAAACTATTGCTTAATTTAAATTGTATCATGTTCTCATTAAACCGAATGAAATATTTAAAAATTGATCACTAAAACAATTGGTCATTGTTTTTTCTTTAATCGTATACTTAATGTCTCTTATCTCTACAGTGTCCCGTATGATATCAATGTCCTCAAATCCTATTGCTAAATTTGTCCAATCCAGCATAGCAGTATATATAATCAGTTCACAGTTTTCCTTCAAACCGGCTTTCTCAATCTGCTTTGCGTTTGGTTGAAATATAATGGGATAAGCTTTCATTGTCTGTCTAAATGTCGATGTTGTTTTGCTCCTCTTAATTGATCTGTATGAATCTCTATCAACTCTTGCAGAGTCAAGCTCTTCATCACGTCTATATATAACAATATCGTCACCGTATAAATCTATTATTTCTTTAGCGTCTATTAACGCACCCCATGATTCTAGCTGTACTCCAATTGCTATTGACATTACGAGCCTACAACGCTAGATTTATATTTATTTAAAATCGCAATAGCCTCTCTGTCTATTTGCTGTATTTCATCTGTATATTTTCCACGGGCTCCATAATTTCTTGAAAATCCCTGAACTCCCAAAGCGCCACCTCCGGTTCTAGCCCCTACAAATGTAAGGCACTTTGTTGACGTCAACATTATGATAGCTTCTTTAATGTCTACCGGATAATCAGACCATCCATAAGTATAAACCACTTTTATGTTCTTGCTTCCCTTTGCGAAAACTGGAAGGAAGTATGCTTCATCAAAATTACTCTTTGCCTTGATGATCCCTTCCGCTGCAATAGTCTCAATCATTGAGAGATTAAGAATCGGCATCGAGTACCCGCCTATTACATATCGTATTTCAGTAATTGACACTATGGGTCGTCTGTTAAGCATCAATACATTGTTTCCAGTTCCGCTATAATATTCAGTTATAGATTGAACACCATCAAAATTTTGTCTTGTATAGTTTTCTACAAATGGAATAACAAAATTATTCAACCTGTTCTCAATCCAATTTGATGACAGTTGAGTGTCTGTAATTCCATAACCTTCTAAATATGCTCTTATGTCTGCTGCTGTTATACTCATATTAACGTTGACAACCTTATTGTACTTGATGTCGGTATTGTTCCCGTTCCTGTAATTCTAAATTCTTTTATATTAAAAAATACAGTAGCTCCTTTAACTAAATCCCAGTATATCAAACCAGTAACGGCATTATATGTGCCGGTTAGCTCATCATCGCTATATAATAATGATCCATCATCATACGGAAGCGTTGTTATGACGGCAGAACTGCTAATTGTAGCCGGATAAGTAGCGTCCGGATTTCTGAGATATTCGTATACCCTGCATAATGAAGGATCTGCGGGTGCAGCCGGTGTTAATCCGGTTCCTGTATATGTTTGACTTGTATTTCCTGATATTACAATAGTAAAAGGATCGCT